CTGCTTCCAGGGCGCGCGAATCACTCGGCCTTTCGGTCGCTGCTGTACGCGCTCGCTGGCCGGGCCGGCCAGCTGTGGGTGCCGAGCTGGCAGGACGACCTGCATCTGACGGCCGCCATTGCCGGAAGCATCGCCTCCATGCAGGTGGCGCCGTGCTACTACAGCCTCTTCGGGGCGCAGCAGACCAACCGCCGCGATATCCGAATCGAACTGTATGACGGCACGGTGTTCTACCGTCGCATCATCGGCAGCGCGCAGCTCGCGAACGGTGAGTCGCTGCAACTCGACAGTGCTCTGGGGAGGGATATCGCGCCCGACCAGGTGCGGCAGATCAACTGGCTCTCGATGTGTCAGCTCGCAGCCGACAGCGCGCAGATCACGCACCTCACTGACGCTGAGGGCGTCGCCACGTGCAGCCTGACCTGGCAGGCGGTGCAGAACAATGTTTAAGGACTTCGAACTCAGTCGGCGCGGCGGCAAACCGACCCATCTGTTCCGGTTTACGCGGCAGGGCCAGGTGTGGCGCTTCGCGGCCTCCGACCGGGATATCACGATCGGTGGCTTCACCTGGTTGGGCGCGCCGATCAGCCGCGCGGAAATCAAGCAGACGGTGGAGACAGCGCAGGGCAGCATTGCCATCACGCTGCCCTACAACCGCGCTGCCAACAACACGGACCCGGTTACGCAGTCACTAGGTGACAACTGGCACCCATTCATCCCCAGCGACACCGTTGCCGTTGCGTGCATGGCAACGCACCTCGGCGATCCCGATCAGGAAATTATCGTCGAATGGCTGGGGCAGGTGGGGCAGCCCACGTTCACGGACGGCCAGCTCAAACTGACCTGCGTCCAAGCGAGCAGTATCGGCAAGGCTCAGCGCCAAGGCGCGAAGTGGCAAATTGCCTGCTGGAAAACGGTCTACTCGGTCGGCGTCCGTGGCTGCAATCTGGATCGCGCTGCCCAATCGACGACGGCAACGCTCACTGATGTGAGCGGCCTCAACCTAACTGCAGCAGCGTTCAACGGCGTGCCGCTCTCGCTCGCCGGCGGCGGTCTGCAGTTCACCGACAGCAACGGCATGGTGCAGCGACTCTCGATCATGGCGCACGAGGGTGCGGTGATCACGGTGTTGTCAGGCGCGTCGGGGCTGGGCCCTGGGACCGCGGTCACCGTCTATGCGGGCTGCCCCCGCACCTGGACAGGCTGCGATGCACGCGGCAACACCATCAACTACGGCGGTGCCATCTACAAGCCCGTCCAGAACCCTTACAGCGGACAGAGCATGTCATGGAGCTAATCGCGCGCATCCACCGATGGCGCTACGTTTATGGCTGGCGCCTTCGCTACTGGTGGGCGGATACCCCGTCAGGGTTGCATGCGCGCTTCATGTTGATTGGATTCGCCGGTCTGGTGGGTATCTGGCAAACGGTGGAGGCAGCCATTGTGGCCTCCAGGCCGGTGCCCAAAGACCGTCCGCATGAGGCAATCATCTGGTTTGTCGTCTACATCCTGATCGCGCTGCTGGCCGCTGTGGCTGCATATGCGCTGGCCGGCCACCAACAGCCGCCCACGGCGCAAACGGGGAGCACGCCCACCACCGACGATGGCCAGTCCGTGAAGCATCACTTCGGCACTAACTGGGTGGATGACTCGTTTCTGTTGGCCTGGAAGTTGGTCGGGCGCGATCCCATCAAGTCGAACGGTGGCAAGAAATGATCGTGACCACGCGCGATCTCTTCACCGTACCCGGCCACAGCAAGCGCGCTGGCTTTTGCCGAAGTGGTGCGCGCCAGTGGTTCGCCGCGCACGACCTGGACTGGACCGCCTTCGTGAAGCAGGGCATCGATGCGGAGAAACTGGAAGTGACGGGCGATGCCTTGGCACTGACGCTCGTGGCATGGGCGCGCAAGCGCGCGGAGCAGTCGAATGGGTAAGGGCGGCAAGACCACAGTCGGGTACTGGTACAAGGTGGCTTATCACGCCGGTTTTGGCGTGGGTCCGATCGATGCGTTCCTTGAATTCCGTGGTGGTGATCAAACCGCGTGGGCAGGTAGCCTGACCAGCAGCGGGACGATCACCATCAATGCGCCCAATCTATGGGGCGGTGAAAAGGACCAGGGCGGCATTTCGGGCGACGTCGATGTGATGTTCGGCGAGGCCACCCAGCAGCCCAACGCCTATCTGAGTTCGGCATTTGGCAGCCAGCAGCCGGCGTGGCGGGGGTTGGCGACGTTGGTGTTCAAAGGTGGCCGGTATGGCGCGATGAACCCCTACCCGCAGAAGCCGAGCTACAAGATCATGAGGATCACCAAAGGCTGGGACAACGATGCCTGCTGGTATCCCGAAAAGGCAGCGATCGGCCTCGCCAACGATCCGATCATTCAGTCGATCATTGCCGGCATCACCTGGCAGAAGACCGTCGGGTCTCCGCTCACCTTTGCATCTCCCAGTGATGTCGCCTCGTGGTCGACCGATCCTGCAGCGTATGCCACCGAGCCAAGCTCGCTGACCCCATCGTTCCCACCGGGGGTCGGTGCGACTGGTCTGCTCTGGATGCACATCGATGCGCCGGATGGCGTACCCAACAGCTTCACGATGGACGTGAAGATCAACTATGACGACTCCGGTAAGGTGATCGGCACGAGCGGCGTCACCATTGGTGACAGCACGCCACCGTTGCCGGTCGACACGTACCTCACGGCGACCGGTGTCCAGGTCATCGTGCCGGCGAGCAGCGGGCCGTTTCACGGCTGGGTGTGCTTTGCGTGCGTGGATTCGCTCGATATCAACACTGGGCTTCCGCTTGGTACGCCGACCCAGCACCGGATGATCGTGGCGTCGAGTGCGGTCATGGAGTCCTGGTACTCCATGAACCCGGCGCACGTGCTGTATTACGCGCGTACCCAGCAGGACATGGGTCGCGAGCCCACCGGCAACATGAGCGATGCCAGCTTTCGTGCCGCTGCTGACTGGTACGCCTCGCAGGCCTTTGGCCTGTGCACCGCGTACGATCCTGCCAGCGAGACCTACGATGATTTTGTGGCGCGCATCGAGAAGGTCGCCGGCTGCAGCATGAGTCGCAGCCCCATCGATGGTCTGTGGTACCTGGACGTCGCCAACGGTGTCTACGATCTGGCCAGCCTGCCCGTTCTGACCGACGACGATATCCTCGACTTCAGCGAATCGCCGAGCGTGCAGGACAGCGCGACCAACAGCGTAAGCGTGACGTTCTTTGATCCGCAGCAAAAGGAATCGCTGACTACTGCCCCCGTGCAGGCAATGGCGTTGATCGACGCCTTCGGCACGATCTTTGATCAGGCGTCCTATCCGGAGTTGCCCACGTACGATCTGGCCCTGCGCGTGGCCACACGTGACCTGCGGGCCTCGGTGACTCCGACGCGTGCGTTTGAGCTGACCACCACGCGCGTCCCCTACGGATGGCGCGTGGGTACCTACTTCCGCCTGCAGTCGCCCAAACGCGGCATTGCGGACATGGTTTGCATCCTGGCTGAGAAATCTAGCGGCACCCTCAAGTCGGGCGCCATCAAGATCACCGCGTCTCAGGACATCTACAGCCTTCCCACGGCGACGTTCATCGATGCGGAGCACGGCGTCGATACCCGTCCGTCGCAAACGCCCGTCCCGATCGCGCTGCAGCGCCTATTCGAGGCCCCATATATCGACGTGGTGACAAGCTTGTCGCGCGCTGACCTGGCGGCGCTGCCGGAAGACGTCGGCTTTGCCTTCGCAGTGGCGGCCGATCCGGCATCCAGCCGGGACTTCACTGAGACGGTGTCGGCCGCCGGCGGCGCCTTCGCGGCGGTCGGCAACGGCGAGTGGTGTCCTACGGCGACGGTGGTGCAGGCGTCGGCCTTTGGGGATACCACGTTCACGCTGTCGCAGGCGGTAAACGTTGGTCTCGTGACCGTGGGCATGGCAGCCCTATGGGACGATGAGATCGTCCGTGTGGACGCCATCAATCCGAGCACCGGTGCAGTGCAGTTCGGCCGTGGCTGCGCCGACACGACGCCGGCGGCGCACGTTGCTGGCAGCAGGGTGTGGTTCATCGGCGCGGCCGCCGTGTGCGATTTCACCGAGTACACGGCCGGCGAGACGATCGCGGCCAAGCTCTTGACCAATACAGGCACGCAACAG